GGGTCTTCGAGGAATACTTCACTCGGGCTGCATACATAGACCCAATCTCCTGACTGCGTGAGTTCTTCACTCCACTGCACTCCGAGTGCGTCCGTGAACTCTGCCTCTAGGGGGTTCATCTCAGGGTACCATGGCACATATACACTCCCTGTTGCCTCATCGAGGACACCCGCCAAAGGCAAGGAAGTTAGGACATTTCGTGTGGGGAAAATTTGTCGGCAATCACCACGTTGAACACAAGGGTCGAGTGCTATATACGGCAGGGTTTCCTCTATGGTTACGGACCAGTTTTGAGTGTAGGTGTACTGGGACTCGGGACTTAAGCCTGTAAACTGGGATGTAGAGCAGCGAAAAGGTTCCAAAACTTGCACGTAAGCGCCTGAAGGAGCGCTTCCCGACAGTGTGATTTTTGCGCCCATTAGGAGTTGCGTGGCAAAGTCGTGCCCTGAACTCGTCAGGTAGTTTTGGCACGAAAAGTTAAGCTCGAAATTGAGAGTGTCTTCGTATATGAAAGGCACTCGGTTCTTAACATTGCTTGTTGAGCTTTCGTAGCGCACAACAATGTTGTTCGTCTGAGTTACAACGCCCTCATTCTCAACCGCGTCAGCCAAACGCAATACATTAACCCCAATTGGTATGAGGGGGGAGGCAATAAGAGAGTCGCAGAGGAATTGCTCTATTTTCGTTATTGTATTCAGTTCCATTTAGGTTAGGACTTAAGGGTAGATCGTATCAGAGCCGTTAACGCGATAGCCACCTGCGTCGTTCGGCTCTGTAATTTGCGGGGTCCCACCTAAGTCCTCGTAGTTTCGTGCTGAGATCCAGTTAGTTTCAGAGTTGTTTTGCCCCGTTGCCCCGAAACCAGCACGAAAGTCCGGAGCCTGGTCTCCCGCCATGTCCGTGTTCCATCCGCCGAAACCTTTACCTGAAACTCCGTTGTACCGTTGGGGAACGCGCCAAGAACGCATGATTCCCGCTTTGGTGTCGATAGCTGAATCGCCATGGCCTGCACGAACCGACGTCATCTCTCGTTCGGCGTCGAGCTGCTTTAGCGCTTCAGTGTAGTCCTTGAAAACATCTTCTCTTCGCCGAACATTATCCAGGTAGTATCGAGCTATAATAAGAGCTGTTCGGCGGCGGTTACTCGTAATTAGCACCTTTCCCGCTTTCCCTGATTGCTCAATGTATGAGTCTATGAGAGCGTTTGCATCCTCGATTGCCATTCGCATCTTGGCAACATTCACCGAGTTTGCACTCGCGTCGTCAATGTTCGTAAGTTGTATGGCCTCTTTGAGTCCGTACGCGATAATGAAGTCGTCGGGGGACGCACTTCGCGGGTCAGACCTGTTCGGAGTTAATACACCTGAGCGATCTTGATGCGGATAGCCGTAGCCGCCAATGGTCTGCCCAAGGTTGGAACCTTTGCGAGAGCTTTCCGTTTGTTCGCTCGGTGTGAGCGTGTTTCTGACTGAAACTCGGTAAAAGCCTCGTACTGCGTTTCTTTTCTTGACAACATCACTGGCTGTGGGGGGGACTGGCCCTCTCATGCAGGACGCTAAGGCGACGGGGGGCTCATAGGAAACAAATACCTCGTCCCAAGCAGACAAACAGCTGTCTAGGCCAAGGGACACCATTGTGTCCGAGGAGTACACGAATGTCTCTACTCCGTACTGGCCGTAGTTCACAGTGAAAGAACTTATGGGGACACTGACCCGAGTGTCAAGTGGGCTATCGAAGTATAGGACAACCGTACTTGGTGCTGAGAGTATGGCCTCCTTTATCTGCGGTACTGACATTCGACTCTTTCCTTGTACAAGGTTTTACCCTGTAACGGGGCGAAACTCACAAAGCAGTCAACGCAGCAAGTAATCTTTTGGGTCGTTCGACACAGGGAACAGGTTCTCGGACACCCAAAACGAGTATATATCCTTATGGGCTCGCACCGAGTATCCTTGAGCTGGAGAGTAGAGACAATTTATAAGGAATTGGAAGGCCAGACGAAGGGGCCACTCGTCTCTCCAGTTGACTTCCCAATTGTCTATCGTGAGCAACTTACCGCTCACTGTGTAGTCTATTCGGGATACTATGCTCCCTCCCCTTAAACCTGGTGCGGGGTGATCGAAAGTTTGAGCAACGGACTCGTAGGGCTCCCCATCATACTTTCCTAGGACATACCGCAGCTCACTTGCCCCGTCCTGAAAGTACAAGAAGTCCTGAAAGATAAATTCCCCTTGGCGATAGACCGATGGGCGACGTACTGCCATTAGACTCTCACCAGTGCGTGGAAAGTTCCGTTCCTAGCGACAATAACCCGGTCTCGGTACTCTTTTCCGTCCACAATAAGTCTGTCCGTGTTGGTTATCGCCTCGACTCTCAGATCCTGTTCGCAAGTCACCGGTTCAAGAAAAGTTGTGGGTACAGCAACAAAGAATCTTTCCTGACTCAGGAAGCTTTTTCCGATGGAGAAAGAAACGTGGGCACTTACAGAGTTGGCCGCGTAAATTGAGTCGTATACACAGAGGTTCTCAACTACTCCGAGAGATTTGTAGAACACTGGTGCCAATGGGTTTGTAGCACTCTGGCCGAACCCTGGAGAGTTGACAAAGCCTGGGTCGTAATCCTCGGTGAAAGTCATTTGAATGGGTTTGGTAAGGAGGGTAGCTTAGAGAAAACAGTTTTTATTGTTGCCGCAGGATTTTGAAGGGTCGAAATAACAAACTTGGTTGCTCCAGGGACATAGGACGGCAGAGACTTTTCTGCTGCCTTTTTCACAAAGTCAGTTGGGTCTGCTATGACTTTTCTAAAAACTTCTGAGAAGTTTAGAACTTTTTGTGCTTGCTGAATCGCCGTCTTCGTAAAATTCGACCCTGGGACACTCTCAACTGCAGCGAGAATTTCAGGGTTGTAGGTGGTTATGAACGACCCGGTAATATTATCGATAAACCCAGAATTTCGTGCAAAGCTAAGGGCAGTGTCTTGGCTGAACAAAGGCCCTTCCACAAACTTGAACGCTTGTATCGTGCTCATCGGGGGCGGTGCCCACGCTGCAGCAGACCCCCAAGGATTACCGGCAGGGGCAGTAGAGTACCCGGTTCGCCCCTCTTTTTTCATTTCCTGATGACTTGTAACAAAGACGTGGTCGTATGTTGCAGCCATTTGTCCAGGGCTGAGACGATTTCCAGCAGAGTCAACCTGCGATGTAACATCGTTTCCGCCTGCGTGCCCGTGCGCTAAATCTGCGTGCCTTACCCAAATGTACTGTCCGTCTCTCTTCAGACAAATACACACCCAATCTGAGTTCATTGGACCATTTTCTTCAACAACAGTGCAGCCGTGGTTCTCCTTGCATGCCGGGGGCAGACCGCCAGCTTCGTATATCGGCAGCCGAGTCATTGTGCTATTGCTCGGAATCTGTAGAGCTTGTTGAGAGCCATCTGTCAAATTCTGAGGATCGTACAGTACGTCTTGCAAAACTGCATAGTGGTACTCTCCGTTACTTAGGGCGATATTCACTCTCTTTCCTTCGAGTGTCTTCGGCTGCTTTCCCTTAAATGCCGGGGAAACATCGAGCCAGTGTGACAAGTTGCTTGACTCTCCTGGCCTCGGTAGAGAAAACTCCCCAGCACCTTCGACTGACGGGATATCCTGAGGATTCATGGCGTCGAACAGCACCTTGACTCTTCCCAAGTCTTCAGGGTCTTCAACACTAATTATGGTCCCACGAACAGTTCCCCTGGGTGACCCGGCGTACCTTGCGTTGGCTTCGATGGCTTTCGCCATCTCGGCCTGTTGTCGAATCCATGGAATGTTTCTCAGGCTTTGGGGCATAGTTTACCGTATCTTGAGGGAAAATTTCGGAGTGTTTTTTGACGGTAGTCGCTTAGCGAGTGCGGGTGGTCGTAGTGCCGCCTCTGCTTCTTTCACAGGGGGCACCTCGGAGCTTGCCTCAGGGTGGTCCTCCTGAGGGATTTCCTGGTGAGGCTCCATGTGAGACTCGCCTAGTTCCTCGATAGGGTGTTCAGGTGCAGTTGTCACAGTGGTTGTCTCCTCGGTGTTATCTGGGGGAACTGTTTCTGTGTCGGGAGTACTTTTTCTTCGTGTGGTCATTTCAGTGAGGTAGCTAAGAGTTTTTACCCGTCAAGTCTCAAAGTCGAAAACGCCTTCTTCTGACGCAGACAGATCGGCTGCAAATAGTGAGTACCCCACTTTGTAGTGGTTCGCGTCGACAGTTGACGAGGCACCCCCATCTTTGCAAATTGGCGGATACTTATAAATGCTCGCGTCCCACAATGGTGCTGGAACGACTTCGAGTGTTTCTTCCTTGAGGTCGTTGACAAGAAAGCCACGTAAGTTCTCAGAGGAAGACGAGCGCAAGTACTCCCCGTCCCAGTCACCGTAAGTCTCCCCAGGCAAGGATGTGTTTACTGTGCGATTATGAAGGAGGTCGTAGCTCACCAGTTCGGCCTCATCAAAGTCGTCGTAGGGAGTGTCAAAACCAGGGGCAATATCCGAATTGTCGTAGTCGTCCGACGCCCCTTGACCGTACAAAATGTCTGAGAAAAGGTAAGGTTCTGAGTACAAAAACGGCAGCAATCCCTTTTCACCGCCATACAAAACCACTTGTTCGTACACAAGTGGCTCCGACTGTCCCGGGGGGCATGACATCTTCTCAGGGTTGAGCGACGAGCCCCAGTACCCGAAATTCTTGCACACAAGGTTTACCTTTTGCCATGTACTATCGTTTCTTCCATACTCAGGTGGAAGGCGCACAAAGTACCGCTCCCAATTCGAGTCACTAGGCCCGTGGTTTGTGTCGGCCCGAAGAGAGTTAGGGCTCCGAAGAAGCTCAAGATCGCTCGGAGAGTTAATTACCTGCAAAGCTTCACTTTTCCATGGCCTTAAGAGGGTCCCGCTATCTTCCACATTCGGAGACATGTAGTGAGTGCGGCCACTGAGTACGAGGTCGGATATTTTGCAGTTGAAATTGGATGCTAGAGAGTCAGATATGCTTATTACGGGGCCTACCACAGATCCTGTGTAAGTCAAGGGTGTGTAAACAAAGCGAAAAGTTTGAGACGGGGAGTCAATATCGTACAGAAACTGAAAGTTGTCTGAGACGTGAGAGACACCTTCAAAGACCCTCTCTCCGTCACAGTGAATTACAGCTGCGTCAAAGCTCCCGAAGTCAGGAACTGGCCCACCGTTCTCACTTTCTATGTAAGCCAAGAAATCGTAAAAACTTACGTACTTATCGACGACGCTCGTGTGGACTGAAAACCTTTCGTCAAACCCATGGATGCCCAAAGCGTCGAAAACAAAATTAAATGGTAGCTTGCCACCTTTGTTCGACCATACTCCGTAAAAGTTATCGATCTTTTCTCGAGTGGCCCAGTCAGAAGGGTTTGACCAAGGGGATACCCTCACTCGCAAGGTGGAACTTTCGTACGTTAGCTCCCCTTCGAGACCGAACCCGTTAGAGGAAAGATCTGGGGGGATATCAAGGTACCAGCTCTCTCTCGAAAAATCGTAGGTTGGATCGATCGATAGTAACGGGGTGGTAAAAGTTACAGGGAGGCTGAAAAAGTACCGTGCACCCGCTACAAATGTGTTAAACTTGTAAGGTAGAGTCCTCGCTGTGTCATGTTTCGGGAATAAGACAAGGTCAGACCCCTGGACTTCGCAAAGGAAGGAAGCGTCAGCGGTCGAGCCAGGCTCGGGGCGAAAGAATGGGCTGGGCAGAGCGCCAGGAGCTATCACCTTAAGCTGCTTATTTTCCGAGAGATCAGTGAAGAACTGCTCTCCCAAACCTTCGAAGGTTAGGACATAATTGGACCCATCTTGAGACAATCCTTTCAGCAAGTATGAGTAGTCTCCCAAGTAAAAGGTCTGGCCCGCCTGTATTCGTGGGTCTGCCTTTATAATTACTGTGCCGTCCCAGTTGCGAACTTCGACAACTTCCGGGTGAATATACCCGTCGTACACACCAAAGGACCCCGTCAAAAGGTCTCGCTTTTGGGTCACTGTTGAGGCAAGATTGGCCCAGTATTCAGGACCGCTCCAGCCCAAAAGCTGGGCGAGCCAGTCAAGCTGGTCGTTTACACGGCTCTCGGTTAGAGCTACTGAGTTAAGTTGCTCGGCAGTTAGGTAAAGGTTTGTGGTACCGTAGTCCTCAAAGTCACTAATACTGAACGAGGGGTTTAAGTCGGTCATTTCACTCCTTCACTGCTACAAGATTGTTCTGCAAAGTGGCGTACTCATGTCTCATGCAGTTTTGCGGGCTCATCCACAAAGACGAGTACCCGTTCACCTGCGAGAACAGGTTGATAAGGTTTGTATCCAAGGAACGTGTCAGCCAATCAGCCAGGGGCTGGTGGTCTGTGTGAACCACCTCTCTCAGGTCTGTGACCTTTTCAACACGGTAAGCCCCGTCTATACTCACGTAGGCCAGTTTACACAAAGTAATCGGTACTTCTTTTCCTGCGCTGTTCGTGACTGTTTTTGGCACGCTGTTTTCAGGATAAGCAACTAGGTTGATGACGGAGGTTGCTGCTGCGGGCTTTCTAAGCAAGGACAGGGTACCACTCACAAGGACCCGATTGATTGCCACTTTGGTGTCTGTCCATGTTACTTTCCACCCACGGTTGTACGAGGGTTCCGGGATTGAAAATTTGAAGTACTGCCCGTTAGCGTCGGAAGCAACGTCGGACGCACCTTGTAAGACCCAAACTGGGTTTAAGCTGTAGGGATCGTCGTCGTTTGCGGGGGGGCTGGACGACACATAGAGCGACGCTGAGCCAGTTACCGAAGAGCCGCCAGGGCACCGTAGTTCAATTTCGGTGTAAGCGGCGGGGTGCGGGCTTTGCCACGACAGGTAGGCTTGCCCCGCGTAAGACGGAAACACACCGTCGAAGTTTCTCCACTCTTGAGACTCAAGGTCTGTGAAAGCGAAAGCGGGGTTGTATCTCCACCCTGACACAGTGTCCGTGCTACTCCCCACTCTTAAATCGTACCCAGACAAGGAAAATTTATTGACAGAGTACTCAGCGACAAAGGGTGAGTCGTCGTAGTAAAGTTGGTAGGCCAGCAGGTACTTTGTGCTTATCATTCCCATTTCTTCCAAGCTTATAATCACAGGGTCAACTGTTAAGCTCCCGTACTTCCAAACTACAACTCCGGACTGAACTGTCAAGAATTTGTTTTCTCCGGAAGACTGAACCTGAAGTGACCCGGTCCCTGAGCGACCGCCCCCCACGGGAATGTAAGTATAGGCGAATTCGTCATCGAGTCCAAAGTCCAATTTGTAGAGTTGTGAAGCCGACGGCAAACGTGCGTAGATGGGCCTCCCGTTTTCAACCCACTCAGTTGGGCGAGGGTTGAGCTTAAGCGCATTCACGTACTGGGGGGAAAGGTTCACTCCTTGCTCGAAAGAAGAAGATGTTTCAATTTGCGCAGTTCCCCCGTTTAATGCGACCAGATTCTGACTCATAGCGCTAACGTCCCCTCTCTGTAGTTCGGAGGGCTAAGTGCAAAAGTTGTTCCCGTGTACCAGGATAAGTCAGGAATTTGACTCAGGGTTGATGTGTTTTCCCACACGTATGTTAAACTTGGTGACGAGCTAAAGTTTCTTCCAGTATTCCTAGGAACCACAGTTATTTGACAGGATCCAAGCTTAATCGAAGATGTTTCCACACCGTACTGGGACAGCACCGGCTCTTCACAGCGATAGGAAACTACGTACCGTAGTAAGTTGCCCGCGTACTCTTCGTACCTCGAAGTGTTGTCGGCGGGTAAGCCGGACCAGTTCGTCACTGTTTTCTGGGGTGTGAATGACTTCATGACTCTGTAATAGTTCCGACCGTCCTCGCTCAAGATCGTGTCTTCCGTGGCGTTTAGGTATGCAGGGTTGAAGTAAGGAATGTAGTCGTCTACGGGAAGAAGAGACGGGCCGAATTCCTCGGACTTTACAAACACGCCGTTATTCAGATATATGCTAAAGTCAAATAGGGGGGTGACTGCGGAGGTGGCGGTGTAGGATTGCACATCGGAACCTTCTCGAAAGAACGTGCGATCACCCTGGAAAAAGGTGAACATTCTGTCAAATTTTCGCAGGAGTGGGTTGTTTGTTAGCTCGGAAGCCAATTGAGTCTGAAGTGCAGGGTTGGGGGCAAGGTTGTAAACCAAACCCTCGCTAAGCAAATCTTGTATGTTAGTGCTACTGGGGGTGAAGTGCGAAGACGCAACGTAGTAAGTGGCTGGGGAAGATGAAGTTTCCTTATACAACAGGTACTGCCCTGGCTTGAACCGTGCTTTGTACTTGTACAAGGGTAAGCCCCCGTCACCGTTGAACACAAGAGTTTCCGATAAGACCCCCGTGTCAACAAGATTACTAAAGTACTCCTTAATGGGTAGCTGGTTTGGGTTAAAGGTGAAGCCTGCATTGACACGGGCGTACTTCACAATTGCGCCTTTTGTTAAGTCAACGTAGTTGTAGTAAGGGTCGACAACGGGATTGGGCCCTCCCCCTACTTCGGGAGTGGAAACCCACGTTCCTTGAGCATAGGACAACCCTTCAGTGAGCTGAGCAGGAACCACGGGAAGCCCGACTAAAAACTCTGCCTGAGCACCAGTAATATCGTTGGTGGACGGGTTGAGTGTAAAGTTTTTTGAGACTAGCCATGCAAATCCTCCTGCACGGCTATTTAAGGGTACTGCAGAGGGACTTTGAGGAATGAAATCTCCTGATGAGTAGTCATACTCCACAATTTCAGGGTCTAGTGTACCGCCAGAGGAATATGTGAAAGAGTTTCCAATTTCCCACGGCGAAAAGGTTTTCACTGCGGAGATCTTCCCGTTCAGAATGTACGAAGAAACAGCAGAAGAAGATCCGATGCTTATGTTTTCCAGGACAATATGCAACCCTTGCTGGGCTAGATCCCCGGACCCATCATGATATACTATGTCACCAACGGAGTAGGACCCGGATGTCAGCGGTCTTATCTGTTTGAGCGTAAGGTTGCCGTATATCGTCTGATCCTTCTTGTTTGAAGAGTAGGGTGTAAAGTTTGACTCTACCGGGTAGAAAGTCGGTGCGGGGTTATTGATAAGTATAAGGTTGCCCTCTTCCAGCAGGTTGTCAGACGCGGAAAAATCGTAGATACTTGTGTATACGGATGCGTCCTTGTTGAGGGAGTTCGGTGTGTTGTATGCGGTTGATACTTTTACAGATGGATCTTTGAATCTTGTGTTCGTGTCGAAAGTTGCGTAGAACGCTGCGTCGATGTCACTCACAGTCGGAGTCACGTTCGCAGGAAAAACCTGCCCAGGAGTCAAAACTGAGAAGAGACGGTCTCGAAAATTGAGTGCAGACTCCTTAAAGTTCGACCCGAAAGTCCCGTTGGAGTCCACTTCAACGGTTAAGTTGTATTGAACTTGGCTTAACGTAATGGGGAACAGGTGTCCTTGATTCTCAATCGGGACAGAGAAATTTACTGCATTTTGGCCCAGCGACAGTTGCTGAGTTGTAAGTTCTTGTCCGTTTGGCCCAAGCACGAAAAAAGACACCTGTCCGTTGGGGCGAAGGTAGTCTTGCGTGTAATTGTATCCGTAGAAGCTGGAGCGATTCGGTTGGACAGAGGTCAAAGTGCCTACACCGTACAAATCAGTGAAGAAATCTTGCCAGTCGGTACCACTGACGGGGTTTCTCCTACGAATTAGTGTGAAGAATCTTTCCTGAACTTCCTGAAAAGTCTCGACGTCACTTCCGCCGACAGACGGTTGAGGGTTTGTTGCAGATAAGTTGAGTGTCCCTGTGTTTGAAGTTCCAGTGATTGAGTTTGCGGGAACGTTGTAGGCGGCGCCAACAAACTTTGAGTAAACGGGGATTCTGCCGGTGAGGTCTCCAGGCGGAATCACCAGATCGGAGCTTGTAACAAACTCGTAGCTTTCTCCTGAGGTTAGCTGAGGGTTTGTAGAGAACAGGGTCCCTGCGGGAATAACAGTGGAACTCTTTGTAGGTGGTACCGAAATTACCAGCTCGGCTGTTGAGGTTGTTCCGAGCCTCCTCATTGCCCCCAAAAAGGGTCCGATCCACTCAATGAGAATTTTGTCAGGGAGCTGGTTGGCCCAGAACAAGAATTCTCCCTGCGCAAAAGCCTGCCCCTCAAGGAGGACAGCGAGAGGGTTTCCCGCACTGAAGTCGTTCAGGGTTTTGTTAGACGCTTCGTAAACGGTTTGAGCCGCTGCTTTAACCAGGTCAGCTTCATTGCGCGGGTCAATGGAAACCGACGGTAACGGTGAATAACGTGGCATTTAAATTCTCCGTTCAGTATGTACCGTTGTCCACCACAAGAGCATTCAACTGGTCGGACAATACTTTTTTCGTTACAAGGTCTGCGTCTGCTAACGCTGCAAATTTCTGGCTGGTTGAGGATGGGCTTATGCCGTTGGCGTTATTGTACTTAAGGTTGGTCAGGAAACTTCGCGGAGCTTTGTTATAGTTCTGAGTGAGTGTGGGATTTGATGCGGGGTCAAACCCGAAGCCCCAGTACCCTGAGACAACTTTTGAACCAGAAATAGGTGTGCCAGACAGAAGTTGGCCGGTGCCCGACAAAGTTGGTTGCTCAGTGGTCAGTGTAACGTAGCGGCTGTCTAAGCCTGTAGGCCCTGTCTTTTCAAGGTCGTCGAGACCCAAGGGGTCATAGTGCCAGTCAAGGTCTTGGCCGTCGAAGACAATGTTCCTTGCACCATTTAGCCACTCACTTGTTACGACAACGCCACTTGAAAATAGAGTTTTGGCCATTTCTTCTTAAGGTTTATTCTTACAAAGGTTTTACCCTCTTGTGGGCACAAAAAAGCCCCGGTTAGGGGGCTTTTCGAGTTGAGAATCAGGTTCGGTCCCAAGAGTTCACGGTTAGTTGAATCTCAATTTCCTGAACATTGCCGCTTTCACGGTCAACATCGGCGGTATTAAGAGACATAAACTGACACCCGTAGCAAGTGTATTGGCCGCCAGCAGGGGCTGATCCGTTTCCAACACAGTCCTTCGGGGTGACTGTAACTGTGATTTCTCGGCAATTGTACTGCAACCAGTAAATTTCCAACTGCTTGAAGATCGTGGGATCGTACGGAGCAGAAAGGGAGATGTTGTCTACCTTTTTGGGGCCTACAACTTTGTAAATACGGTTACCAGTACCATTGGCGTAGTCACTGCTACTTGAGGAATCCTTGATTCCGCTGAATTTTGTAAACGTGGCGATTAGTGTGGGTCCGTCAGGAGCTACGAAGCTAACTTCGTACTGGGACTTTGTAATCGGTCTGAGAATAGCCATTGGGTCACCTCCTTGTTACCTTCCCTTATCAGGATAGGATGTTGGTGATCATAGCGCCAGAACCAATAAGACCAGTTGCGCCGAGGCCAACTAGGTTAACCACACGTTCAATTGTGATTTCAGCACGAACAACGCGGCGTTCACGAATGTAGTATTCGGGACGGACGGCGGGGGTGCCTGTGAGCTGATATGTGTAAGAGAAGGCAGGAGTCGCAGCATTCGCACCACCAGCAGGCATGATGGAATCAGAAGGACCGTTAGGGCTGTAGAACAGAAGGATACCGTTAGCGGGGAATACCGGCTGTAGGGTTCCATCTTGCGCTAAGTAACGACCTTCGGCAACACGTAGGCCACGCTCAAGACCGAAGTAGCGAGCAATGACGTCAGTGTCGACGCTGTCTGCAGATGTGTACTTGATACGATCAAGGATCTTCTCGTTGGTCAGCAAGAGGTCAAACACGGCAGTACCGACGACTGCGGAGTTTGGACGGATACCGATTTGGTTGGCGACTGCACGCTTGAGGGTTAGGATGTCTTCAATTGGGTTAGAAGTAGCACCAGACCAGGCGGCTTCTCCAGCAACGGAGCCGTAAGCTGTCTTGAAGTTTGTCCAGGTTGTGAAACCGAGTCCGGTCTGGGAACCTGCGGTTCCGTTATAGGGCTCGTAAGGGTTGTAAGTCGCGGTGACGGAAACAGCTTGAGCAACGGTGTACTCGTAGCTGTTCATCAATCTGGACATTGCATTCCTGGTTTCGATTGCGCGAAGCAATTTGTTAACTCAGCGGCTCTTTATCCGCTGATTCATTACCTTGTTGTCGGCAATGTTCAGACTATATCATTGTTCTGTGAGGTGAACTTAGTGTTCACTTTACAAAACATCGGGCGCTCGTGTCAGCTTCATCACTGTTCTAGTGGTATGCTGTTAGTCGTTGAACCTTGCCCCTATCCCTAGGGGCCTTGGCTGCTGATTTCCCACACGGGGGTTCCAGCAATTCACCCAATTTATAGTGGACCTACGCTGCGATCGAAATTGCACGTAAAAAATAATCCACCTGCGCGGGCCCTTCCCCGGCATTTTCAATTACCTCTTCAGGCAATTCCCAGGCGACCACTTCCTGCTCTAGAGCATAAGGCTCAGAGTCGTAGCGGCTTTGGACGTATGGGATGTTAGTTCCGTAAGAACGACGGAAATCGTTTATAGCAAACTGCTCCTTCCCAAATCTGAGAATTCTCCCAGCGCGGGTAGGGGTG